ATGAGTATACTAACTTTAGTATACTTTAACCACCTAGTGCTTCATCAAGCCCAAGATCAATGGCATCCATTGAATTCATCTTCAATCGGTCGTTGAGGGTGGATTTGATGCTATGCTGACCAGTGATGGTCTGTTTTGGCATTTTCCCAGCACCTTTTAGCTTGTTATTCTCTTCACGCAAGGCTTTTAGTTCTGCCATGTATTTTGTTTTACCTTCTTGCTCAACCCGCAGTTGCTCGGTTAGGACGTGCGAGAATACTGCTGCCGCTGCCACATTAGCCCGTTCTTGAGCGTTGGTGGGCCACAGTGCCGAGTTAAACTTCTCAGCAAGGGATTGCACCTGCGCGTTGTGCCTCTGGACTTGTTCTAGCTTCTCTGGGGTTGCGTCTTTAGGTGCTTCCGCAAATCTAGCCCACGGAAGATCCTTGGTCAGACCATCCATGTGAGAATCGATTTGCTGCACCTCTTGCTGATACCATTTTCCCTTTTCTTGCTCTCGATCTGCCAAAATTTGATCGGCATTCTGAGCGGCATTAGCAACTTCTTGCTCTTGCTTTTCCTTGAGATCCACAACGTCAACCAAGTTGCGCTTGAGACGCTCCGAATCGGTGAGCGGCAATTTATCGATGGCATTATTTTTCCACCAGTTCTGATCCACGGCATCTGGGCCACCCGCTTTTTCGATAGACTCAATAACGTCCTCGCTTGCTCCGTTTTTGCGAAGGATTGCGTAGATATTCTCTTTTGCAGACGCAATTGGTTGGTTGTATTTCGACTGAAACTCTGGATCATTTTTGATGTCGAAGATTGCACGGAATTTCTTCAACTCTTCGTAGTCATCTGGTGCTTTGAATTCCTGCTGACGTGATTCCATCTCCACAACACGTTGACGCAGTTGCTCTGTCTCCTCGGCTTGTTTTTTGTAGGTGCTTGCCGTTTCTTGAAGCTTTCGCCAGTTAGAACGATTAACCTCCGACAGATTGCGGGGTTGCTCGATTGAAGCAATTTCTGGATCCAGTTCGACTTCTGGAATTACAGGTGCTTCTGGAGTCTCTGTAGGTTCCGTGGATTCCGTAGCCTCTTGCTCTGGTTCCTCGATTGGTTCAATTTCTTCCGTTTCGACGGGTTCCTCTGCGTACACTGGCTCAACTCCGCTTAGTGCAGCGTCAAGTAGTGCATCAATTTGATTTTCCGTTGATTCATCAATCGGATCTGCGTCCAATGATGGGTTTCCGTATCCAGTAACACTGGATTCTGCTTTTTCGTTTTCGTTTTCCATAGATTTATTAATTTGTTGTTAATTTAGTAGTTGATTTTGTTTTTTTCTTTTCTCTTTGTAATATTGTGATCTGCTATATGCTCCAGCTAATATCCAAGGTTCTAATTTATACGGATAAGGTTGCAAAACAACACTCTCATCACCTGTTTTTTCTGCTTTAATAATTCCAAATTTATTTAATGTTCCGTGATTTCTTCCAAGATTTTTCCTTTTAAACCAACGGGATATTATGGAATTTCTTACTTCAAATCGCTTTGATGCTTCACTAAGGCTATTAAATTCTTCAATTATTCCATCTTGATAAGTAAATATGTATTTATTCCTAAACTGCGATTCTGCCATTTTTCTTTTATGATCTTCTGAAAATTTAAGTCCCGCCATTGGAGCGGATGCGCTTTTACAAAAGTTCATGCAGTTTTTGTGATTTATATGAATATTCAAATATTTTTGTTCACACACTGTAGTTAAATGTGAATCACAATATTCTACCACCTCAAATGTAATAGAGTCCTCTCCGTGTTTATTAAATGTTCTTTGGAGTCTATGATTTCTGTGCTTTTGTGAACGTAATTTATTAATATGGTTTATAAAACGAGACTTTAAATTTACACTACTACCATAATAATAATTACCATTAATAGTGCAAGTGATTTTATAAACACCAGAATTCATTATTTTTTACTAACTTTTCCAACACATTTCCATTTTTTTCGACTTAGGTTGTTACGTGTATTGGGATCATTTTGTTTCTCTTCAGATAATCCTTTTTTAATGCCATAACTTCTCGCGCAATAACTTGATCCTTTTTTAGTGCCGGGTCGAATACGATCCTTGCCATCCTTGGCTTTTCCCGCTTGCCCGTATTCAACTGTCCTCGTTCGACCAGTTGCCTTGTTGGTGATTGTTTTGCTGAACCTTGGTTTGATTTCTGCCATATAGTTTTGACGTAAATACTAGGTACTTTTTCCGTCACATAGACGTGAAGTTCCCTGCGCTTGGATCGGTGCTATCCTGTGAAGAATTTACGCAGTCATCGATTTCTCGCAATGCCATCTCAAATCCCTGCTTCAACATTGCTTGCATTGCAACTCCTTCGACGGAAACTTCCGTTATGAAAGGAATTCGACTGCGTAAATATAAACGCAATCGACTCCCTGTTTTTTTATCGTAGTCCCGCAGACGTGATGCGTCAGATTCTTCCCATTTCATATTTATTTATTAATATATTTTATTCCATCATCGATTTAACTTTGGATTTAACCTTGCGGTAAGCCTTTTTGCCAGCTTCGACCAATTGCTCTGGAGATACGATGCCTTGGTCGCTCATGCCTTGTTTTTCGATGCGATCATAATTTGCTTTTTCTTTTGCGGAATATTCTGCTTTCTTTTCCATTTCCTTTTCAGATTCAGAAAGAAGATCTTCAACTTCCGCTTCTTTGTCTTTAGGCGTTGGAAGAGGTTCAACTTTTTTCATAAGTTTAACGTCTTTTTCTTTTACTGCGGACGATGGATCCATTTTTGCTTTGGAAGCAAGTTGGCTGATGATTTTGGCTCGGTCTGGCATAATATTATCCTGCTGTTGTTGGTTTTGGTGGTGCAGCGATTTGATTCACTGCGTTAGTTTGTGAAGGGTTTGATGTTCCAACGGCTTCTCCCATTGCGGTAGCTTGTGCAGTAGATGGCCTACGTCCACCTCCTCCACCTCCACCACCTGCTGCTGCTGGAAACAAATCTCCCTCGGAAATTGGTGCTTGTCCTGCTGTAAGATGAGTAATCGCTTCAGAAACTGCCTTTTTGTATTCGGCAATCTGCTTTTTGTCTGCACCCTTTGCTTCAGCGTTCTGGACGTGTGCGATAAAGTGCTGAACTGCCGATTGTAGGGGTTTAACCATCTCTGGAGGCATCGATCCTGCTGGAGCGGAAGAAATGAGCGGGAATAGCTTCTCCATGATGGTCTGGATGTGCAAGATATCATTGTCCCGTGGAGAGACTGGAATGTCCTCACCTGAAATGATGCTCTGCAACTCAATAATCTGCTGCCTAGTTGCCTCAATTGCCACTGCTTCAACCTGATCTTTCGGAAGGATGACTTGGTTGGCAATGGATTCACCCACTTTGCGTGACCAATCCAACTTCATCAACTCGTCTTGGTTAATTTGTGGGTTGCCCGTGTAGCGTTGGATCAAAAGATCAAGGATTGCTGCGTCTTGCCCCTCGGTTTGCGGCAAAAGCTCTTCTGCTGGCGAAAATGCCATCAAAAGTATGTCGCTAGGTGGCAAATTGCGCTCCAACATGGACAAAACGCATGAAACTGCCTCTTCATCGAGATGTTTAGGGATCTCAAAAGGCACTAGGAACGATGGAATCTCAGATTGTGCCTGTTCAAATGCCTCTACAACCTCTTTTTTAGCCCACATTGAATTCTGGTTCTGCAAACGAGCAAAATCAATCTGTGTTTTTAGTTCAGATGCAGCTTTAACGTGTTCTGGATGGCAAATTCCACGTTGCATACGCTCAACTGCCTTGGAATATTGCTTCACCCAACGCATTAAAATGCCTTCGCGGATCTGGTTTTCAACGGCAGCAATTCGGTTAACCTCGGATGCGGTCTTATCTCCACCAGTGATGTTCATCACAGAGGATGGAAGGAAAGTTCCCATCTGAATCTCAGCCAATCCAGACATGAATTGATCTAATTTAATGAAATCTTCCACATCAGCGGGGATTGCGGACTGAACTACGTCATATCCTTCTGCCACATATGCTACGGGATGCATTACTTGAAGCGGAGGAATGCCTGTTTTAGCGGTTGGGCCTTTCTTAAGTAATAGCATCCCGCGCAAATATGAGTTATCGACAATGAGATTTCTAGCTTTGTCGATAGCAATATGCGTGTTATACAAGTCTCGTCCTGCACCACGGGAAGACATCAAAGCACCAGATCCAATCTCGATAGAGAATAGGGCGATTGTATCCGACATTCTGTTGTATCTATCCAATTGTGTGCAGATTTCATCTCCTGACTTATCGTCAAAAAGATAACGTGATATTTTACCAGTTGGTTCCTTGATTAGCAATTCACCTAGTTCGACGTATTTTGCATCGTTTTCGTAGCTTGCACCATAGGATCCTTCTCGCATCCAGTCCTCATAGCGTCGAGCGTCATCATCAGAATCCAAAGTGCGTCCCGCTGGTGTTGCGTTGTTGATTGCTTTGACTAGATTGTTAATATGCCAACCTGCAAGTGCAGAGAGTCTTGGTTGCTCCAGCACTGGTAGCAATTCAGCGATCTGATATCGACGCTTCCTAGCCCAAATCGGCGTTGAGTCCGCTTCCTGCGGGGTTTCGATGCTGAAGAACGTATAATCTTGGCGCAGGAACTCTGGCTTCCAATCTCTCACGTCATCCCAACAGACAGCACAAAAACCAAATGTCGTATTCTCATGCGTGACCTGAGCCACTAGATCATCATGACCCTTCCAACCTCGGATGCATTTCGTGATCTCTTCGCGGAATACTTTAGTTTTGTGTTCTTCGCTTACTCCCTCTAGCGGAAACTTGGAATATGTTAACGTAGGAGACTGCTCAATTACTTGTTTAAATGGTGGCTGTAAACGGCTAACCATCGTAGACAAAAACCCAGTTGGGCGATTGCTACGCCAATTCTGACCCATGCTTTCCAGTTTTTTTGCACTATACGGAGGTTCATTATTTAGCTTCTTCTGAATAAGTTGGTTCTTGCGGTTTCTCTCAACATTCTGTTGTTTCAACCTGCGATATGCAGAATGCGCTTGCTGGCAGTCTTTAAACGTCCGTTTAACCTGCAATGTGTCAGGATTAACAACGTCACCCGTGGCGTTATCGTCTACAATCTCCAGTTCGGAAATCCTCTGCTTGTCAGAGGGTTTCATAATCCGCGCCGCTTTCGAGGCGTAGACGTTGGTGACTTCTGCTGGAATTGGTTTGGTTGTATCTGCCATATTATTTGAGATTTAGCCAGCAATCTACTGGCAAATTTTCTGACGGGGAAATGCTGTCGCGGGACATAAAGACTGC